GAGATGTTGACTGGTCACCGATGGGCTTTTACGGTATGTATGTTGGCTGGTCTTGGTTATGGAGTCATGAAGGTAGTTTCTGGATGGAGAAGACGGATGTATGTCGGAACGGCTTGGGCCGGGTTGAGCTGCGCGACTGGGTTGGTATACCAGTGGTGTGGTGTGAATCCCGTCCTCAAGCGCGACATAATGGTCATGCCGTTGAAGCTAGCGTGGAACGGGATATTACGAATGTTTGGGTTGAACCCAACGGTCACTTCAGTGAACACCTTCAAGTGTATTGATACTCCAACTCAGCGAAGCCTCGCTCGAATTATGAAAACTCAATTCACCCATAAGACACTGGAGTTAGCTGCGGGACCATTACCATTCTCACCGCAAGACACAATCGTAATACCGTTCACTGCAATAGGTCGCCGTTACCTCGTCGTTGATTCGAAGACCGACCGCGAAGTGCGAGCGTTAGCTAGTCAGGCAATAAGCGAAGGTGCTTTTCTCCGAGGGTTGAATACTCTTATCAAGAAGGAATCACTCCCGTGGCCCGCTGAGGCTGAGAAGGAAGTGATTAAGTGGTACTACAAGCGTGAATATCAGGACGAACTGATTGGTCAGACGAGCCAGAATGATCTGGGCCAGATTGACGGAACAATTGATTTTAAGTTCCGCAACTATCGTGACCAAATCATCCGGATTACGCGTTTGTATCACTGGACAACGATCGTGCCGACCGTTTTTGGTAAGAATTTTGACAACACACTAATCGGCCTATGTAATCGGGTATTGAAGGTGTCACAGATCCCAGAACCAGGGCTGTGGCGTGAGGTCGTCAAACCATTAATAAAAGCCATCAAGGCGTCGGATTTGGGATTTGAAGATGATGTAAAATCTCTGAACCATGCTGACTACCATGATGCATTGACTACAGGAGCGCAGAAGCGTGAAGCTATCGAAGCGCAAAATAAATGGGAAGGCATGTCGCAAGCAAAGCGTGATAAACATGTCTCATTTTACAATGCTTTTGTTAAAGTGGAATTTGGCGGACCACAATATACTTCATACCAGAAGGACCCACGACTGATTCAAGCCCCTGATCTCATTACAAAATACGTGTTGGGGAGATGGATGTTAGCCGTTGCTGACGTGATGAAGAAACATTTTGCCGTAGACAATGAAAGTAGCTATATGTGCTATACTTCTGGGCAAACGAGTGAGAGTTTAGGTGATTGGTACGATACCGTGCCGATGTTCTATACGTCGATCCTCGAAGTTGATTTTTCACGGTGGGACGCGAGTTTGGGTGTTGAGG